AGCATAGATTTATCTTGAACTACCTAAAGCCCAGCGATGCAGAGCGTGAATTATGCCTAGATGCGCTGGACCTTGACGACTGACAAGTTTTGCTGTAACTTCTGCATCGCTCGCCTCTAAAACCATGATTGCCAATCTCGCTTCTTTCATGCTTGTCACCTGCGCCTTTGGGCTTGGTGCCTTTGCTTTGGTGGCCGCCCCTCAGGCAATGCCCAATCAAGAGGGCTTGACAAAATGCCTAAAGCTCCACCCAGAACGCTATTGCCGCATTGCCAACGGCTTCCCAGTGGCGCCACTTCGTGGCTCTGAGCCGCAAAGCGGCTCTGCTCCCCTTGACAACGCCGTTCAATAGCTCTACTATTCCGTTGGGAACGCGAAAGAGCCCCTTCGGGGGCTCCTTTCCTTCTCTAGTCCTTTGCCAGCGATGGCTCCTCCAATGACTAAAACTGACAAAATTAAAAGCTTCATCTTCAATGCTGGTAGCAGCATTGTGAACGTGCGCTTTGTAAAAGCAGACGGCTCTGTTCGTAGTCTTTGCTTCAATCCTCGCGACACCAAAGAAATCAAGGGTACGGGCACTGCCGTAAAGAAGCCCAGTATTATTCGCTGCCGTGATTTCACCATTGCTCGTACTGCAGGAGAAGGCGCATGGCGCTCGTTTGATTGTGAGCGCGTATTGAGCATTAAAGCCAATGGTCAAACTCTCGTCTTCTGAACAATGACCTGCACTCCCTTCCTCACTCGCTCCCAGCGTGCCATCTCTCGTATGGTGAAAGATGCTGGCTATTCTTTGTCAAACTATTCTCGTGATGATCGCGCTGCTGCTCGCTCTAAGCTTCTGGCCCTTGTTCATAAAGCGCCTGATTATGCCCCAGCAAATAAACCAGCAAAGCGTACAAAGGCTTTCTTCTTGACTCTTGCTGACAGTATGCAAGACGATGTCTGGCGTTATTTGTAATGGCATTAAAGGACAATAGACGCGCATTGTTTGAGCTTGTTAAAAAGCATGGTTTTGTTCTTCATAGAAAGAACAAGCATTATGTGTTTAAGCATTCTTCTGGCAAGACTCTCGTTTGCAGTACAAGCTGCGCTGATTGGCGAGCATTGAAGAATGTAGAGCGCGACATCAAGCGTCTGTTGTCCTCATGAAATTCTCTATTGGCACCATTGTTGATCTCTATGATTATGGCTTCAAACAATGGAGAGGAGAATATATCGTGGCAAAAATATATCCAGAAACTGGCCTGTACAAAATAAAGAATACCAAGACAAATAGCCAGCAATTTGTAAAAGAAAAAGCTCTCCGCATGGGCAGGCTTGGCCCCTTTCGCATTGAGAGTCTCTATTGATTGTTTCGTTTTGTAACAGGCCCTGGAAACAGGGCCTTTCTCCTGTATTGTTCCTTTGTCGCCACCGTTTTCCCATGGCCACTATCCCCACCATCCACCTCAACGGCACCAGCTTCACCGATCTTAGAGATGGCTACGCTGCTGCTTACGATGCCATTGACAAGGCCATCGACGCATTGGCAAAAGCCGAGCTGAACGGTCGGGATTTCTATCCTCAAGGTCCTAATGCCTACTATCAAGCCCGCAAGGAGCGTGATGAAGCGTTCGACAAGCTTCGCGCTGCTCAACAGTACGTTGGTGAGATGCTCATGGGCGTCTGCGACCAACAGCGCTGATTGTCAATGGGGCCGCAAGGCCCCTTCTCCTCTCTCATCATGAAACACTATCCTTCTTACGAAGCCCGCTTAGAGGCTGATCGTCAAGCGCAACACAGTGGCTATGGCATTCAGCCCTATCATTGCGCTGATGGCACCATTAAATGGGAAGCTTATGGTTGGGAACGTTTAAGCGAACTCTCTATCCACACCACTTCCTATGGCATCTTTGATCATAAGTGGCAAGCTGAACAGTATTTCAACAACATCATTCACGCTTGAACCATGCCTTATTCTCTCATTGTTGATGATGAATGGGGCGTGCCATACGCCCTTAAGACTTTTGAAACCATTCAGGAAGTGCATGATGAAATTAGAACAATGGACGAGCTGCTAAACCAAGCGGGACCAGGTGCTGCCTATGTTATTCGCTGCATTATTGACCAGCTCAAAGAAATTGTCCACGAGGCTGAAGAAGAGCCCGAAACCATTCTTGATCGTCCTGCTTTCTGAACCATGCTTACCATCTTCACTTATCAAGACAACGGCCCGTATTTCCCTCCCACTAAAGGCCGCTACCAAGCGGCCCGTCTCAAAGACCTTGTTTTCCACGTCAGGCAAGCGATGGAGGATCGGGAGGACACTATTGCCATCTTTGACCAGAAAGGCTCTTGTAGGGGCATCTGGCGCATGGAGCTTGAAGGCCACATAGACAGCGCTGGTGATGCCATCATTGATCATGAAGGCTATGAGCTGATGCGCCCTGATACCAAGGAACAATGGTTGTGGAAGCGCCTGCAGGAGTTCGTGAAATGACAATGAAAGTATTAGTTGCTTGTGAATACAGTGGCACTGTCCGCGATGCCTTCATTGCCAAAGGCCATGACGCCATTAGTTGTGACCTGTTACCTACTGATCGATCAGGTCCGCATTATCAAGGCGATGTGCGTGATATCTTGCACGATGGCTTTGATTTAATGATTGCTCACCCTCCGTGCACTCATTTAGCAGTTAGTGGAGCACGATGGTTTAAAGAAAAGCAAAAAGAACAGGCAGAAGCATTGGATTTTGTTCAGCTACTGCTAAATGCTCCCATAGAAAAAATAGCTCTAGAGAATCCAATCAGCATCATCTCGTCTCGTATGCGCAAGCCAGATCAAATTATCCAACCCTGGCAATTTGGCCATGGCGAAACAAAAGCCACGTGTTTATGGCTTAAAAACCTGCCTTGTCTTGTTCCAACGGACATAGTTGAAGGAAGGGAAGCAAAAGTGCATCGCATGCCGCCAAGCGCAGATAGGTGGAAGCTTCGTAGTACCACTTATAAAGGCATTGCCCAGGCAATGGCAGAACAATGGGGGCAAGCAAAGTAAATGGGCACCAATTACTACTTGCACGCTCCTAAGTGCTTTCATTGTGGTAAGGAAGAAGAACCTCCCTTACATCTTGGTAAAGGCTCTTATGGCTGGTGCTTTGGTCTCCATGTCTATCCAGAAGATGGCATCAACAATTGGCAGCAACTATGGAGCCGCATTGATTATTTAACGAAAGATCATCACTATGAAATAAGAGATGAATATGGAGACTTTGTGGATAATGGAAAGTTCTTCTCCATCGTCTGGGATAGGAGTGGTAAGCCTGATAGGCTCCTTGATAAACAATGGCTAAAAGATAACTATGCAGAAATAGGGCCTTATGGTCTTGCCAGGCATGCTTTACTTGCAGGGCATTGCATTGGCCATGGTGAAGGGCCTTTTGACTACATCGTTGGAGAATTCTCGTGATCCTCGTTGATTTCTTTTCTGAAGATTGCTGCAGGGGCACAGAACTTGTGGAAGGCTGGTATTTCTATGCTGATGATGATGAAAGCTTTGTAGGAGGACCGTTTACTAGCGAAGAAGCCGCCCTAAAGGCGGCTTTTGATGGCCATGGTTGGTGAAAACAAAATGAAAGGCGGTAAAGGGACTAAGCGAAAGGCGGTATGGGGACTAAGCAGAACGCGGTATAGTAGAAGCCGCCTAAATAGCGCATTTTCTAGTACATTTGTACTACTCGCCAGTACGCCTGTACTACCGCTGCAATTGAGAATCATTATCAATAAGCCCCAGTACGTTTGTACTACTATGCGCCTATGCGCATACACGCATACACGCCTATTGCAATTGATTCTCATTATCACTAGTACGTTTGCACTGCTATGCGGTTATGCTGCTATGCGCATACAGGCATGGCCCTGGTTGCAATTGATTCTCATTCTCAACTAGCACTGCCAGGCTCCCATGCTTTTATGCGTTTATGCGCATACAAGCATTGTTACGAAATATTTCAATATCCCGCAACTGGCGGGGCGTGACCTTCATCGCGCCTAGTGTTCCTGCAGGAACGCCCGAAACGTTCCGTCCTCTCTTTACCAACTGACTAATCATGACCGCTTCCCTTTATCAGCAGCCCGCCTTCCCGCCTGTCAGCGACGCCCTTAGATACGTGGGCCGCATTGACTGGCCCGCCCTCGCTGATCGTTCCCTGGCTGCCCTCCTGCTAGTGGCTGCCATCGCCCACGCCCTAACTGCCCGCCTATGGGCTGAGCGTGGCCGCCTGGCCCCTATGATCCGCCGCCTGGCTGCTGCCCTCGCTGCCCTGGCTGATCGGCTGCCCGAACCTTTAAGCGCTGCTAGCCCACGCCTTGCCCTGATCGCTGCCCTGACTGCTGCAGGCCAGGATCCTGCCGCCCTTGCTAAGGCATCCCGCCCTGCCCTGTTAGCCCGTGCCCGCCGCCTGGCCCTCATTAACTGACCGCTTAAGGCGCCCACCATGGGCGCCCTTCCCTCTCTTTATCTATGGACCATGCCCCGCCGTTCCCTGATCGCTGCCCTGTCGCTGCAGCAGCAGTTAGCCCACCACGTTACTCAATACGACATCCAGCAAGCCCGCCGCCGCTTCTACAATCCCCACGCCCTGGCCCTCTATCTAAAGGCGGCTGATCGCGCTGCCGATATGGTGGCCGATGGCCTGCCCTTGGCTGATGCCCTGGCCCGTTGTTTCAACGACCGCCTGCTGTCGTTCCTGCAGCGTCGTATGCTGCCCCGCCCTGCTGCTGCCTGATCATGCCCGCCCCTGCCTACGTTCGCGCCCTGCTGCTAGATAGGGCCGATGAACTAGGGCTAGCCCGATCAGGGCTGCCCGTCTTGCTAGAAGAACTGGCCCGCTGGCTGCCCGTTGCCACGCTAGAAGCGTTCCTGCAGGATCTAGCAGAACTGAGCGATTGTGAAGAAATATAACGATACAAAGGCGGGCCACTAGCCCGCCCCGCCTTATCGCCTATTGTCCGTTCACGGCCAGCGATGGCCGCCTTCTCACCTACTGACTGCCAACCATGCGCCACTACATCTCCGCCGCCGCCCTCGCTGCCCTTGCTACCGGCTGTGCCCTGTGCTGCAGCACTTATGGCCAGCGCATCACAGCCGCCCCTTCCGCTGCTGCCGCTGCCCCATACGCTGCCCCGTTCCTGCTATTTGCTACCACTGGCGGAACTAGCGTGGCCCTATGCGCCGCTGCCCTGTGCGATGCTGCCGCCCGCCCTGCCCGCCGCCGTTCCGCCTGACCGCTAGGGCGCCCTACCACGGGGCGCCCTTTTCAATGCCCACCACTACCACCACGTCGCAATGACCACCACTACCACCGCCCGCCCCCGTCGCGACGCCCTGCCTGCTGATGTAGCAGGCCTGCTAGATCGCTTCAGTCTGTCGCTAGATAGCCTGCTGACCGTAGGCGCTTCTAATGCCAAGCTGGCTAAGGGCACGGCTGCCGCCTGGCCCGTTATTCTCCACCACCTGCCCGCCCGTGCCCTGGCTGCTGCCGTGGCTGGCCCTGATGATGCCACCACCGCCCCACGTTCCCGCCTGCCTGGCATCGCTGAGCTAGCCCGAGCACAAAGCGTAGAATCCCTGGCCCTCGCTCACAATGGGTGCCCATGGGCTAGCAAGGGCTGCCAGGCGGGCTGCCTGGCATGGGCGGGCCATGGTGGCCTGTCTACTACTGTTGCTGCTGCCCGTGCCCGCCGAACCCTGGCGTTCCTGTGGTCGCCCAAGGGCTACGCCGTGGCCGTGCTAGTGGCCATCGCTAGAGAGTGGCAGCGTGCACAACGTAAAGGCCTGCCCCTGGCTGTGCGCCTGCGGGGCACTGATGATCTGCCCTGGCACGATCTGAGGTTCAACCTTAACGACAGCGAGGCGGCTGCCATCGCCCACCGCTACGGGCTGCCCGTGGTACCAGGCATCGGCACCACCATCAGCGAGGCCCTCAGTCTGGCCCCTGCAGGCAGCATCCGCCAGTATGAGTACAGCAAGGCGCCAGTGGTTGGCCCCTTTGGCCTGATCGCTCAGCGTTCCGCTGGAATCGACACCACCGCCTCGCTAGCAGCAGACCGCCCTGGTGGCACCAGGCACGCCCTGGACGCCATCGCCCACAACTTCCGCCTGGCTGTGCCCGTGGCCCTGCCCAAGGGCGCCCCGCTGCCGCCTGCCCTGCTGCTGCGCGATGGTGCCCGCCTAGTCCGCCTGCTAGTAGTCGACGGTGACACCACAGACCATAGATTCCTGGATCCCGCCGGCCCTCAGTCAGGCGGTCACGATGGCGTGGCTGTGCTGCTGCGTACGAAACGATCGCGCGGCGCTGGCCCCGCTGCTGCAGCATTCAGCCTGGCTCCCATCATCGGCCAGTGGCAGCCCTTAGCAGGCGGCGGATACGCCGCCCTCTCCATCACGCAATGGGAAGGCTGATCATGACCCGCCCCGAACGTCCGACCCTACAGACCGTCACCACCGACAAAGGCGCCACCATCGGCCTAGTGGCTGCCTCAGATCAGGACATGGCCGATTTGCTGGCCAGCGTCATCAGGCATGCCGCCGAAACCGACCGCCTACAACAGGAACGCAAGGCCGCCATCGTCGCAGGCACCGTCCCGCCCTGCCCATGGGATGCCACAGACCGTTGGCTGATCAGCGACACACACTAGCCCCATGCTGATTTGCCTGTCGCCCTCCCGATTCCTATGGCTATCACGATCAGCCCCTGCCCTTCCCGTTCTTGCATCGTTCGCTTCATGGCGCTCTAGGGCTAGTGGCTGGCTAGCCATCTTCTCAATCCGTACGCCCTTCCTATGGTTGCTCTACGTTCGCTTCATGCCCTCTCAGGCCCGCTTACGTAGCATCGGCTATCCCCCCTGCTAACACTCTCTAACCTGCCCTTCTGGCCCGTCTCCTGGCCCTCAGGATGACGGGCCTTTGCTTTGCCTGTTCGTATGCGCCATCACGCATAGTGCGCAACGGAGAGAATATCCCCCTATGCGCATAGCCGCATATTGTATACAATTAAAAAGGCCCCTATTTTAGGGGCCTTTTAGCTATACTTCTGAGTCTAAATCTATCGCCTCTAGTTCTTCAATCAAACGACGGGATCGTTCGATTAACGCTTGAGTGCGACGCTGAGACTCTTTATCCTGGCGCTTCAGTTCTTGTAACTGAGCGGCGAACATGTCTGCAATCGACATAATTAATTTGCGAGGTGCGCGGACGGTCGCCCGTCCGTCTCTGTACTATAAGCGATAGTACGGGCCGTGTCAAGCGATTGTCACACTCTGTAACATAAGATTTGGCTATGCCAGGCATAAGCTTAGCTGATAGTGCTGGCTAGGGAGCAATAGTACGGCAGTACTATCGTGGTAAGCTGGGCATACCCCTTTCAGAATCGGTGCATATTTTGACCTGCTTTTTCACCCTCTAGGTATTTATACCTACCATTCAAGCGAATTAACGATGGCGCGTCCGACTGCTTCTGTTACTAATTTTAGCTCTTCGTGAGAGGCATTGCTTTTAATGCAATTAGCTTTATGACTAATTATCCATACATTGCCTTTTACATAACCTCTAGTTGGGTCAATGCGATCTAAGGAGGGGCTATTTGGAAGGGGCGCTGATTTATTTCCGCGACGTGCAGACCATTCGAGCTTTACGCCAAAGATTGGGCAACGAGAGGGAATAATAGAACGAATATATTCATGGTCAATATCAAACGGCAAGTTTTTAGCTTTTGCCCTATCGCGGGCACCTCGAACCATCGCATTGGTTTGATTCATCATTGGATTGTTTATTTCATACTGCTTAGTTTCGATTCCTTTGCATTGCTTACAGTGACTACTTAGGCCAGATTTTTTACTGCGATCTTTAGCAAACTGGTTATCATCTTTAACGATACCGCATTTAGGGCAGCGTTTTTCCAGCAAGGCAGTCATTGGAGAGAAGCATTTGCAAAACTATAACCAGCAAAACCTAGTGGCACTATGCCGAAAGCAAGTCCGCAGGACGCCGCTTGAGGCATTTCAGACGATTAGCTTCTCCAATGGAGACGGCCCGAAGCCGTCGTAATGACGCACAAAATCGCGCACTTTCCTTTCCATTGTTCTCAGCAAAAAGGCGGCCTAAAGCCGCCGTTCAAGCTTTCTTAGATAGAAAAAGCAATTTTTAAGCCCTGTCTAGTGATACGCACTATTTGCCCGAGCCATTACTTAGGAGCTGGCTCAGCCTTTCTTGCGCGGGCTTTTGTTTAGCACTGGCCTTTTGATTTTCGCTGCTTGTCTGAGACGTTCGCCTTGGGGGCTCACTGGTCTAGAGAACGCAGCTAGTCAAGCCCTTTTGATTTTCGCCGCTTGTCAGGAATGTTCGCCTTTGGAGGCTCACAGCGTCTTGATGCGCGGCTAGTCGGGCCAGTGCGGGAGAAGCCAGCTAAAACAAAGCGTGCTCCGCCTATGGACATCATATCTAACGCGGAGGGGCAACTGTTTTTCCCAACGTTCCCAGCCGTGCTATGGTGGGGAGAAATTGATCTCCATCGTCTCCATGGGCACTGCCAAATGGCTGATTTTTTCCTATTGGTCGTCGAATGAAACCGTACTTCGCATGGATTGCACGGACAATCCTGCGGGGCTGCTGGAGCATTTGCTATTCGCGAACCACGAACTGCTCGTCGTCGTCAAAGCTTTCCAAGCCGCTAGCAGGCGGGAGACGGAACTGGCGGAGCGCTTCAAGGATTGCCACAAGTTTGATAATTGGTACGCCCTGCGCACTGGCTTAAAGCGCTTTTTAGAAACTGAAGCGGTATGCGAAACGCTGCTTCTCAAGAGGGAGTGCGGGATGGATCATCGTCGCTTGCGCTGGTGCCCAGCAGAGCCTGATAAGCAGCAAATGCTCATTGAGGCGCAGATGGATAGGAGTCTTCCTGGCTTCGTCAAGAACGCAGAGCGTTTTGTGATGTGGGCTATTGACGAACTTGCGCAAGAGAATGAGCAATGCTTTCCAAGCCTATTAATCAAGCATCCTGCCAATCGCTTCTACAAGCCCAAGACCATTTACAACACTATCAATGTGCTCACCGAGCAGGGGAAGATTGTAAAACTTCCATCAAGAAGGCTTGAACTAAGCAATAGTGGTCAAAAGGAGATTGATGGATTGAAGAAAGTAGAAGAGATTAAAGAAAAGAAAAGGAGGGGCACTTTGCGTGCGTGAAAGCTAAAGCTTGTATAAAACGCCACTTTCCTTTCCATTGAAACGGGCTAGCGTAATGTAATTACGAACTAGCCCCATGCTTGGTTTGCCAGAACGTCAACCATTTAACTATGGAGGCGTAAAGCTTTGGCCGTGTTTTAGCAGGCCAGAATTTCAATGGTTTGCAGCAATAGACGGTTCTCCCCATTACTTCCGTAGCCTTAACGAAGCCAAGTTGTTTATTAAAGATTTGGTCTCAAACGAGGATCCTGAGAACTTATGCGACTAAAGGGAAATTTCCCTTTTCCATCGTCCTGTCTGAGCTAGCCTGCCTAAGTTGATCGCGCCCCGCTGAGCGGGGCTTTGTCGTCTCATGAGCCTGAAAGAAAAAGCCACATGCGAGCCAATTGCACGCACTGGTAGGGTGCAAGACTGGATGGACAACCCTGAAAGTCGTCTACCAGTTTCCTGTACAACGTTTGTAGTGGAAGACGATATGGAAGCACCAGATGGCATTGAGGCCTCTTGGCGCTTCGTAAGCCATGGCCTGCGTAATGCTGCAGGCGTGGCAGTGCATCTTTCCAAGCTGCGCCCGAAGGGGAGCGACAATGGAAAAGGGCTGATTGCCAGTGGTCCTGTAAGCTTTGCGACCATCTATAGCAAGCTCAATGAAATCTTGCGTCGGGGCGGCAAATTCCGCAATGGGGCAATTACGCTTCATCTTGATTATTTCCATCCTGATGCTATTGATTTCGTAAAAGCATCACGCTCTGAACTTCCTTGGGCAAAACGTTGCTTGAACGTTGATAAAGATTTCCTAGACAAAGCATCGCCTGAATTAATTGCAGCTTGCCTGAAGGCAATTGCCAATGGTGATTTGTGGCTGACAAAAATCAGCTATGACAAAAATGGCAAGCGTATTTATGGGAATGTTTGCCTTGAAATTTTGATTCCCCATCGTGGCACTTGCCTTCTTGAGCATATTAATCTTGGCGCTTGTTCCATTGATAATCTTGAAGGCGCTTTTGTGGCTGGCATGACGGAATTGTGCGAGCTGCATGGGCGTACTGGCGTGGGCGATACTGGCGAATATCTTGCCCCTGAGATTGACAAGCAAGTGGGCTTGGGCGTGCTTGGCCTTGCCAATTTTCTTTCCATCCATGGAATTAGTTATAAAGATTTTGGCGATGCCATTGAAGCTTATTTGATGGACGACCTCCATCCTTGGGCTTACCATTGGACAGATACCGTGGCCGGAAAAGCCGTCTACGCTTTTGATAAAGGTCTTCGCTCTGCTGCTGAAGTGGCGCGTGAAAATGGAATGGAGCGGGCTTTTACCATTGCCCCTACTGCATCTTGCTCTTATCGCTACCTCGATACTCGCGGCTTCACCACTGCCCCAGAAATTGCTCCTCCCATTGATCGCATTGTTGATCGGGATAGTGAAACCATGGGCGTAGAACGTTTTGAATATGGACCAGTGGAAATTGCCGAGGAAGTGGGCTGGGAAGCTTTCAGGAAAGTAGCTGATGGCATTATGCGCCTAATGGGCCGCACTGGCCTTCTTCATGGTTATTCCATGAACTGGTGGTCTGATCTTGTTGCTTGTGACGAAGCGTTCCTTCGTGACTGGCTACAAAGCCCGCAAACTTCTTTGTATTACGCTCTTCAAGTGCAAACTGGCACTCAAGCTAAGGACGATGTTGGAGTAGAATTAGGGGAGAGTCTGACCGATTTCTTCGGGCTAGAAAGCGAGCCACAAGCTTGCTCCATGGAGGCAGGATTTTGCAGCAGTTGCGCTGAATAATCCTCTTCTTTTGTTTAATTTAGGGCAGCATTAGCTGCCCTTTGCTGTCTCATTCTCCATTCGCAAATAGCAAATCATGGCGGTTCTTGATTATTTTTCTGCAGTGGCCAAAAAACGTCCTTGGCAAGCAATGGCCGTGACGAAAGGCGAGTTTGTTCCTGGCTCCGAAGAGACTATTTTTCGGGCTCTTGCTATTCGCCATCTTGAGCTTCCCGTTAAAGATATGCTTTTGGAAGGGCTAAAGCGGGATCTGCCTGATTCTCCTGGTCTTGTAGAAAGTATTGAAAGCAATATTTTGGATGAAGAGAAACACGACCTTGCGTTGAACTACGTGGCTGCTGCTCATGGAGTAGATGAAAAAGCCGAGGCGGAAGCCCTGCGTATTCGTCAAGCCTGGTACGATCATCCCGCCCATCCCATTGCAAAAGTGGCCACGCTTGAGCGGAGCTTATTCTTTACGATTTTGCCATTTTTCCGTTTTAATGGAGACAAGGGGCTGCGCACTGTCGCGACGGACATAAGTCGTGATGAGATTTGTCACGCATATTGCCATACAAAAATTTGCGAAGAAGCAAATGAAAAATATGGTGAGAGCCTGAATAAGCTGCGCAAAATGACTGCACTGTGGATTTATGACAAACTTGGCAGCTCAACTAATAAATACCTTGACAAGGATTTTTGGCTGCGTCAAAGTGACAGCTTGTTTTACAGTGGCAAAGCTCCTGAGCTGAATACTACAAGGGCGTCGTCTGTACCAGCGTTCTTTGAAACAAATGCGCTAAATCTTCCAAATTATGGTAGCGCTTGATACATTTTTAATGCAGGGCGCCTTTCAGGGCGCCTTTTGCTATGCTTGTTGAGTTCCCGCTCTGCTTTGCATCGGGCCACCACCACTGCTGCTCTGTCGGCAGTGTGCAGCCAGTTCTGAGGTCCACCGTTGGTTGTGGAGTGCCTTTCCTGGCTTGCGTTTTGATAGAGGGCAAGCCTCTGTTTGGATAACTCACAACTCGATTGTCGGTAGGCCAGTCACGCTTGTCCCATCACTCCCCTCCATGCTTAGCTCCCAGACGGAGACCATTTTGTTGGCGCCAACAATATGGTCTCTAGGGATGATGCACAAACAGGAGGGGCCCTGACGGTTAAGTGTTGTGGTACACGTTGGGCAGATAGCCCAGAATGCCAGGTTCGATTCCTGGGGCTGTCCTATGATGAGCTTTCTTGTCCATTGAACCATGGCACGGTTTCGCATCGTCCAAAAGCCTTCAATATTAGATCCACGGAGGCCCATGTATGAAGTGCAGGAAAAAGAGCTTTGGTGGTGGAATTTTCGTAACGTGTTTAACGATTTAAATGAAGCCGAAGAATGGACAATCAAATTAATTGAAAGTCTTGAGCGGCCATTTGTAAAAACTTGCGTGGTAGGCGAGTATAAATAATGTTCAAACCATCGCCTCGTGCGGCCACGTATGACGTTGGTGAAGATTTGCAAACAGTTCTCAAATATCTTGCAAGAAGACTGAATGTAAGCACCGGCACCATCATTGCAATGGGAGTGGCAGCAATAGAAGAAGCCATCAAAATACAAGGAGAGGATTCTTACGTTATCAATATTGGGAAAGGCGGACAAGTGACGGGCTGTAAATTAAGTGCCGCTATTGATGCCGCTATCGAGCACATGCGGAGCAAAGAGAAATGAGCGCCTTCATCACAAGCGACACTCACTTCGGTCACGCGAAGATGATTGATTTTGCTCGCCCCGATGGCGAGCCATTGCGTCCATTTGCATCGTGCGAAGAGATGGACGAAACGATTGTTGAGCGATGGAACGCAAAAGTAGGCAAGCGTGATACTGTTTACCATCTTGGTGATGTGGTTATTCCTCGTGCATCGTTAAAGCTTCTTTCTCGTCTCAATGGAAGGAAGATTCTCATTCGTGGCAACCATGACCAAGGCGCATTAAAAGACTATTTGCCATATTTTGAAGACGTGAGAGGAGCATTCTTCCATCCTTGTGACAGCACGTTTCCTGGTGGCTTAATTTTTACGCACATCCCTGTACATCCATCGTGTCTTTCTGGGCATTACACAGGCAATGTACATGGCCATTTGCATTGCCATCGTATTCTGGATGACAATGGACAGATTGATAAGCGTTATTTCAACTGTTGCCTAGAAGTGAATGACTTTTCTCCAGTAGAGTTTGAGAGGGTGAAGGATTACTTCCGTGACTCAAGAAAGACGCACGTTTAATACGCCCATCAGGGAGCCATGGAACGCTCCCATTCATAATATTCTTAAAGCCATAGATGCCCACATGGCTTTGTATCTTACCTGTCACGACCCGTGGCATTTAGAGAAAGCCGCCATGCTTAGGACTTATCTTCATGAACTAAAATCTTACATTCATCGGCAAGAAGCAAATGTGGAGAATCTGGGCAAAGGCGCTGGGGGAGAAGGCGGGGAAGCATAATCGCGAAGCAGATACAATCGCAATTGTCCGCACGTTTATTTTTGCTTCTTATTTGATTACAAATATTGCTATTGTTGCCAATGCTTGGCGTCATTGGAACAGGGGCTTGCCGAACGAGTCGGTGCGCGATACAGTGGAGTGTCTTCAGCGATCCTGAGGCATGCTTACGGTTCTAGATCTCTTCTCTGGCATAGGAGGCTTCAGCTATGCAGCCGAGCAACTTGTCGGTGGTTTCAAGACCATTGCCTTCTGTGATTCAGACGAGCCTTGCAGGAGAGTGCTTCGCAAGCACTGGCCCAATACGCCTATCTTCACGGACGTTCGTTCGCTCTCAGCGGAAGACATCGCACCACTTTGTCCAAACGGACTTTCTCTCATTACTGCAGGTTTCCCCTGTCAAGACCTTAGCGTCGCAGGAAAACAGGCAGGATACGATGGAGAGCGAAGTGTGTTGTTTTATGAAATCATCCGTTTGGCTAGGGAGCTTCAACCTGACTTCCTCTTGCTTGAAAACGTTAGAAATTTACTATCCCACAAAAACGGGGAAACGTTCCAAGAAACCCTCTTTCAAATTGCCAAAGCAGGGTACGATGCAGAATGGGCAGTTATTCCAGCAAGTGACTTGGGAGCCTGCCACCGTCGAGAGCGTATTTGGATTATTGCCCACGCCAACAACAAGGGACTACAAGGACAGCGGCCCGAATGTGAACTACCAGAAAGCGGCGGAGAAGGGACGACTCCCTGGGGCAATTGTAGTCCAATGCTCAACCCAGAATGGAGGAGCTACCTATCTGTCCCCGTCCTTTGTCGAGGAGATGATGGGCTATCCAATAGGGTGGACCGACTTAAGCAATTAGGAAACAGTATTGTTCCGCAGGTGGCCGCCGTTCCACTGCAAAGGATCAAGGAACTGGCAATGTAGCCGGCAAGCTACAAAAAGGGGAGCCTTAGCTCCCCGTCTCTTCAGAACCAAGGCATTAGCTAAAACCAATGGGGCTTGGGCACGTAGGCAACGCCGCGATAAACGAGCGAAGCCATTTGGGCTTCACGTAGACGAGCAGCTTTCTCAAGCTGCTGCTTGATCAGGGCAAGTGGGTTCATGAGAGTTCCCGATGAAATGCGGCCCCGTTCCCTGCCGCATTGTCATGCACTCCATCGCTGGAGCGAACGTTCTTTCAGCTTAGCATGATGCCCCCAGCAGGACTTGAACCTGCAAGCCTTTCGGCAGCGGAGCTTAAATCCGCTGTGTTTACCAGTTTCACCATGGAGGCGTGAGGAGCAAAGGTGCTGAGGGCGGGGCTTCAATCCGCCTTTGCACAGCTTTTAACCATGGGTCGGCCCATGGCCTTGGCTCCATTTTGTGGCAACGAACAGCATCCCCCGATACCGTTCTTTTAAAACGCCGGCCAGCGTGCTTCGCGAAAGCTTTGAAATCATAACACGACGACGATCAGGCGTCATATTCTCTTAAGCTTTCACTCCCGTCGTGGTCTGGCATGTAGTCGTCAGTAGTGGCTTCCGCTTCCCAAGAGCGCTCCAGTTGCTCCTCTTCTTTTAGTCGCTTGGCATGAGCTTTAAGCTTGGGAAGCAATGTAGGAATATATAAGTGTTCGGCAGCAAGAAGCTGAAGAGAAGTTTGCTTGCTAGTAGGAGCATTTTCCAGCAAGGCCACAAGAAACTTTGTTTCCTGCATAGTTAATTTGCAATAAGTCACTTCATGACAGAACTATTGTTTGAAAATCATACTAGGAGATTAAGCTTTCGATCCAACCAATGTCATCATCTTTACTCGCGGCAAGAATGGCACCGGCCATGGCAAATGCCAAGTCGTCAATACCAGTGGCTTTACCGCCAGTAACACTCCACTGTCCACTGGGCTTATAGATGACGGTAAGGTTTTTGAGCTGCATTAAAGCTTTTTCGTGGCGATAGATATTAATTTGCCCCGCATTGAAAAGCTCTCGCATTTTGCTGAAAGCTTTCATCTTTGAACTAACTGTCCACGTTAGTTCTGTAATGGGCAGGTCGCTAGCCAAGCTTTGAATGGTGCCAGCACTATTGAATTGGTCCATCACAATCGTGTCAAACACATATAGACGATGTTGTTCCTTAATCCAATCTTCCACAGCATTGATATTCACTTCCATTCTTCCATTGATTTCAAAATCAGCCACGAAAGAATGAAATTTGTCTACGACTAACGTACCATTTTCGTAGTGGACAATACAAGCAGTGTAGTCGTCACGGCCAACGCCACCACGGGCGGGGTCAAGGGCAAGGACGTAAGCTCCTTGGAATTCAGGGCGTGGTGGTAGTGCTGCACGGCGATCATCAATACAAGCATCAATCACATCGCTATTGACTAGCGCCGAAAGATTGCTAGCAAACTGGGCTCCATACTCTACGGCAAACTTGTCGGGATCTCGTTGTCTTTCGGCATCAAGGAAGTCTCTTGAGATGGTTGGATTCATCTCCCAAGTGGGATAGTTTGCCGCAATCATGAACGGGAATCTTCCCGAGGCGGCCTCTTTGTAATGATCGTGAAAAATACCCGTCGTCAACCATGGAGAAGAAAGCTCAAGAATTCGCCCCTTGCCGGAGAATTGAGCAATTGAAGGAGAAATAGCGTCATAGATTCCCCTTCCTCCGCTATTTGCATCACCTTCTGTTGCGAAGGCCAGCTCGTCAAATACCGCGCCTGCGCAAGCAAGACCACGAGCGGCTCTTCCTGATGTGGGAATTGCCTTGAATACGCATCCATTACTAATTTCAATAATGTCCGCAGTTTCGCGAACAATTTCTTGAGCAAATGGACTCTCAAGGATTAATTGTCGAATATTATTTAGGGCGATGCGGGCCTGGTCTTGCGAGTTGGCTACCGCAACAATGTACCACTTTTCGCCTTTTCTCACTCGGCTTCTGTAGTCTTGTTCTAATACAAAGCACATGTAGATGCACGCAATCGCAGCAAGAAAGCTTTTGCCGCTGCGTCTACCAAGCGCCCAGATAGCAGTTGAAATACCAGGACGAAAGAAGTCGTCAAGTAATTCGGCCTGTTTGGGATAGAGAGTTAAGCCAAGGGCATGCTTGGCAAAATCGCTACACTTCAGCATTTTCTTGCCTCAAGTTTTTCAAGATTTTAATTTTCCACCCTTTGTGCTGTTTAATCCTGCCCCTAGCAACCGACGCAAGATTGTGCTGCTTCATTCCATGTTCTCGCGCAAAAGCGGCCAAGTTATACACGATAAAAACTTGACCAGAAGGCGAGATTGCTTCATATTCATACCTTGGCGGAGCGCATTCTGATCTCATGCGACGCTCCTCTGGTGATTGCTTGCGCCCTTTCTTTGCTTCGGAAATTTTACGTTTCGACTCTTCGGTGTGATTGCGACCTTTAAAGCTGCTAGGCATCCCCTTTTTCCCATAGTTTGGGTTACCTGGTCCGGATCTTGATTTTGACATCTTGCGCCTAGTTTTTTCAGAATGTCGACGGCCCTTGCTCGCTTCCGATAATTTGCGCCTGATTTCAGGAGAAAGCGTTACAGTACCCTCTCCGCCATCGGTGAGATTATGAAGAGTTCCAGTGCCAAGATCTAGTCGTCCATAAAGCGCAATGCAATATCGCTCAAGAGATAGTGCTTCTTCTTCAGTCAGCCCCTCTTGGATAAAGATAATCAGAGACTTGTCTTTTGGTGGGCGAGTTCCGCGATAACGTTTACGAAATGCCCGATTATCCTTGCCTTTGCCAATGTAATAGGGGCTCATGCGCTTGCCATTCGCCGAGTCTTTTTCTCTTAAGAATGCGTAAACGTAAAAGCGCCGAGGATCTTTCGTCATAACGCCTTTAGGGTGCTTAAAGATAATAGCTCAGTCTTCGGAACGAAATATGCAGGGCGTCCTCCTGCTGGATCTTTTTTCCATTGTTCCTTCATGGCATCAGCAGCTTGTATCCAACCATGGATGAGCGTAATGCGGTTTTCAATTGTGACGAGCACCAATATCTTATCTGGACTTTCATCTAGCTGAACGATTAAATCGTAATAATGCTTAGAGCGAGTTTTGACATCAATATTGGGAGGGAGATCTGCGGAGCCGCGTTTTGCTTCTGTTTCTTGATAGAGCTTATCTTCCATGCCAAGCATGACGGCTACAGCCATTTCACCTGCGGCGCCGAGCAAGTGATGACGCAGAGCTAATTCGCCATTCTCTGCTCCATTGTTCCTACCCTTTCTGCCCTGCTGTTCATTGAGAGCTTGTCTGCGAAATGCTTCAGCGCGAGCGCGTTGCCGCTGGTCTTCGCTGAATGCAAAAGTCAGTGGCGGAGCCAAGAAGTCCATAATGGCCAGCTTCTACGGACAATGTATCCAGCTTTTAGACTAAAAGCAATACAACTTAGCCATTAGCGTTGGTTATGGAAGGCGAAGCAATTGATTTA